GCTCGACCTCGGGCCGCTCAACGCGACCCACAAGGTTCTCGCAGCGGGCGACGTCGTGCTCTTCACCGCAACCCAGAGCGCAAGCGCAACCGCACTTGCAGAAGCAGCAATCATGCTGGAGTTCCTGCCCGCGGAGGCTGAGTAATCATGACTGACAAAAACCTGTTTGGAGAGGGTGGGCACAACCTGAGCCCGACCCTCCGGGAGCGGTTCGACACCGACCCGGCATACCGGCAGAAGCTCGTCGAGACGATGCAGTTCATCGACGAGTTCCGCCGGGGACGTATCGCCCGCGCCCGGTTCGCAGAGGCAATGACTACCAGCGACTTCTCCGGCCTGCTCGGAGGGGTCATCGACCGGACGCTGCTCGGCGGATACCGACCGTACCCGACCTCCTACCAGGACTGGTGTAGCATCTACCGCGACGCGAAGGACTTCCGCACACTGGAGCGGCACTACCTCGATCTCGGGGACGGGGTGCTCTCCTCAGTCAAGGAGGCGACGGAGTATCCGTATGCCGAACTCGACGAGGGCAAGCACTCCTACAAGGTCGAGAAGTTCGGGCGGAAGTTCAAGTTCTCCTGGGAGGCGTTTGTCAACGACGACCTCTCGGCACTCACAACCATCCCGTCCCGGCTCGGCATTGCTGCCAAGCGCACCACCGAGAAACTCGCCACGTCGCTGATCTGCGATGCAAGCGGCCCGGACGCGACGTTCTTCAGCGATGCGAACGGCAACAAGCTCGAACTCGCCCTGAACGCAGCCAACCTGAAGACGGCCGCCGGCGTAATGGCCGACCTCTCAGACAAGGGGGACGAGCCGATCTTTAACGACCCCGCCGTCCTCGTGGTGCCTCCTGCGCTCAAGATCACCGCACAGGAGATCGTCAAGACGATCCAGACAGAGATCTCCTCGGGGACCAACACGACGATCAAGACCCCCGGGCTCTTCGGCAACCTCAAGGTTGCCGTCGCGCCCTACATCTCGAAGATCGTCACTACTGGTACCGTCGGGAAAACCGCCTGGTTCCTGTTCGCCGACCCGGCGCAGCTTGAGCGGCCGGCAGTCGAGATCGGGTTCCTACGTGGCTATGAAGAACCGCAGCTGTTCATGAAGAGCGCCAACGCCTCTATGATCGGCGGCGGTGACGTCGGCGCCTTCGGCGGCGACTTTGACTCGGACTCGATCGAGTTCAAGGTCCGCCACATCGTCGGCGGCGCGGCGATGGACTACCGCGGGGCTGTCGGGAGCTTCGGGCAGTAAGAGGGCATCCCCCTTTTTCCGGGTGATCTGACATGGACAGCCTACCGCGCCCGGTAACCACGACAGACGCCTATCTCGCCCGGATCGTGGACCAGAACGATGAGATCATCGCTCTCATGAAGGCCGAGGGCGAGCGGCCGAAGACCCGGCGCCTCAAGGAGCCGAAACCGTGACGTTCACGTACGTCCCCGGGACGCCGATTGGCCTGGTGCGGCAGCTCTGCACCGACCGCGACCCGGACTATGAGATTTTCAGCGACGAGGAGATCGAGGCCCTCCTCGTCCTCAACAACGGCAACGTCCGGTATGCGGCCGCAGACGCTCTCGACCAGATCGCCGCATCACAGACCCTGATCCTCAAGCACATCGAGGTCAACGGCCTCAGGACCAACGGCCAGGCAGTCGCCAACGCGCTGCATCAGCAGGCCGAGAGCCTCCGGTCCCGGGCAGCGGCCGAGGCCGCAGAGGATGACGAGTATATCGACATCATCCCCGGGCCGGGCTCGATCATCGCACCTGACTCATGGGGGATGATCTGATGCGGGGCATCGTAGACCCCCGGCTCATGGCATCGCTAGGGAGCCATTTCCCGAGCCTCTGCCGGGTGCAATACCTGACGGAGGATGTGGACGCCGACGGGCAGGCGGTCAAGACCTGGACGGACCGGCACACCGATGTACCGTGCACCGTCATGCCGCTCAAGGGCCGGGAGATCAAGCGCCCGAACCAGACCTACGTCGTCGCCAACACCTCGATCGCCCTGCAGGATTATTGCCCGGACATCGTCGAGAGCGACCGGGCGATCGTCGGTAGCACGACGTACGACATCCTGCTCGTCGAGTCTCCGCTCAATACGATGACGCGACTCTCCTGCGAGGTGGTGCGGTGACCGACGACGGCGCGCTCAGGGCGATGATCTACGAGACCCGGCAGGACGTCCGGTGGATCAAAGATACGCTCAAAGAGATCAAGGAGGCCAACCAGGCGCAGGACGAGCGGATCAACGAGATCAAGGCGCGACAGGACTCGCAGACCGGGAGAGACGGCGCACTTGCGGCGATCGTCTCAATGGTTGTCGCGTTTTTCACCGCGCTCGCATCCGGGGGGTGGCCCCGATGAGCGATCCCGGTATTGTCGTTCGGGGTGGCGACGACCTCGCGAAGGCATTTAGTAAACTCGCCGACGACATCAAGGGTCCCGCCCTGGAGGCCGCGACCCGGGCGGCAGCGCTGCCGGTGCTCAACCAGGTGCGGATCACCGAGCCGGAAGGCGGCCGCACCCCGTACAAGACCGGGACGTACCGCCGCGGCTGGCACCTGGAGACCGTCGTAAAAACCCCTGAGCGGTGCACCGTCATCGTCGGGAACGATCAGCCACAGGGCCCCCGGCTGGAGTATGGGTTCGTCGGCGCGGACAGCCTCGGCCGCGTCTACAACCAGGCCGCCCGGCCGCACATCCGGCCCGCTCTCGATGAAAACAGAGGCGCTGCCGTGGATGAGTTCCGCGCCGCGATCGGGGATATCGTACGGAGGCGGGGCTAGATGCAGATCGAATCCATCCTCCGCGCGATCCTCGTCGCTAACTCAGACGTCGCGACGATCGTCGGTAGCCGCGTCTACCAGACCGCCCTCCCGCGAGAGCCGACGTTCCCGGCCATCACCTACCAGATGGTGAGCCGGCCGCAGGACGCCCTGACGGGCATCGTGCAGGCTCGGATGCAGTATACCTGCATGGCGGAGACCTGGAAAGGGGCGGCCGACCTCGCCGACGCGGTGCGGTGCGCTCTGCACGGCTACCGGGGCGTCCGGGACGGTGCGAGAATCGAGTACATCCAGTACGCAGGACAGCATGACGACCACGACGAGACGACCGGGATCTACTGGATTCCGGTGGATATGCTCGTCACCTATCTAGAGGAGAGGTAAAAACAATGGCATTCCAGACGAGTGTGCAGAATTCCGACGCTATCCGGATCGGGAGCTGCAAACTAGAGGTTGAGGACCACCCCGGCGCGTTCGTCACCATGACCGACGTCGGCATCCTCAAAGGCGCGAAACTGACGATCAACTACCAGCGGGTCACGTTCCTGCCGGACAATGCCCCGGAGGTCGACGTCACCGACCAGATCACCGGCGCGGAGGTCACGGCGACGCTCCACGAGTGGACGCTCGACACGCTCGAAAAACTCGGGCTCGGCACCGTCACCGACGTTGCGGGCGCTGCCGTCACCGGCAAGACCCTGACGATCGCGGCCGGGGCATGGGAGGATGACAAGTTTATCGCGGTCACCGAGCAGCCGTCCGGCGTCGTCACCAAGGTCGAAGAGGGTGTCACGGAACTGATGCTAGACACCGACTACATCGTCATGACCGACGCGAACGGCGTCACCGGGATCGTGGTGACCAAGACGCCCGCGATCCCCGCGGCAGCACTCACGATCACCTACGGTTACACGCCGAATGTGTCGAAGTCGATCACCCTCGGCGGGAAAGGTGCATCGCCGAAGTTCGTCGCGGTGCAGATGACGAATACGAACGCCGCCGGCAAGAAGTACCGGTATCGGCTGTTCAAGGCGAAACTGTCGTCGAACTTCGAGCACACCTTCACCGCGGACAGCGGAGGCGAACCTGCGGGCATCCCGATCACCCTGACGGCCCGGCCCGACCCGACACTCCCCGACGACGAGAACGTCATCCAGATCTACGACGAGCAGGCGGTGTAAGCATGGTGGAGATCATCGACCTCTCCACCCTTTCGCCCAAGCCGGTGATCGTCAAGATCGGTAACGGCGAGGAGATCGAGGAGATCGATCTCACGATTGTACCGGCTCGCGGCACGCTCCTGCTCTCCGAGGCCACGCAGCGCCACGGAGGATGGGAGAAGATCCCCGACGACGAGATGATCCCCGCGATCGCCGCGATATGCGGGCAGGCGAACCCCAAGATCACCGCCGAGTGGCTGGCGACGAAACTCACCCGGCCGCAGCTCATAGGGCTGGCGCAGGTGGTCATCGCACAGGCGTTCCGGCGGTGGGGCGATAAGAAGGACGATAACGAGCAGGAACCCAGCGAAAAAAACCGGTGATCGAGGCGGGTCGGATCGTCGCTCATCTGTGTAGAGTCTACGGGTGGACGCCGGACTACTGCCTCGATCGCCTATCATGGCCGCAAGTGTTGATGTATCTCGAATACTCGATTGATACCGGGCTCCGGGGACCAGAGAACGCCTCCAGGCAGGCAGCAGAAGCGCAGCTGCCCGGCGACTCCGACATCCCCGACGCCCCGACGATAGAGCGAGAACTCGGCCGCCTGATAAAGAGGGATATCTATGGTCGGTGAAACCAGCGCAGGTAAACTCGTCGTCGAAATCGTCGGTGATGTTGCGGGGCTGACCCGGGCCTATGACGAGGCCGTGCGGCGCACCGAAGGATTAGAGGGCGACCTCAAAACCATCGGGTCGCGGATGACGAGCATCGGCTCTGACCTCATGCTGAAGGTCACCGCCCCGCTCGCCCTCACCGGAGGGCTGATGGTCAAGACCGCCGCCGACTTCGACGACTCCATGCGGAAGGTCGCCGCCGTCACCGGAGCCACCGGGGATCAGTTCGACCGGCTCCGACAACAGGCGATCG